ATTATATGGAAAAACTAACACTTACACAACTACAAGACAGAGCCGACAATAAAGTGGCCTCAAAGATTTTCTTTGCTCAGAACAAATTAGCTGAGTATAAAATGATGGCTAACGGAATTATAGACCACGGTATAGCACAGGAAACTATTGAGAAGATGATTTCATCTGCTGAGATAGAATTAGATGTATGGCACTATATTAACCACAGACTTACTTTCAATGACTAAACCAAAAGACAAATGCCTAAAGCATAAGAGAGCTTTCACTGTATGGTATAGATATACAGGAGAGCTTATATGTTCAAAATGTAATACTATTCTAATAAAAGCAAAAAAGATTAAAAAAACTTTGCCTTCTAAGTAACTGCGTTCTAGTAAGTTATAAATTATTTTGTAATTATTTTAAAAAAAAGCTAAAAAAAGTTTGGTAATAACAATATAAAGGTTGTATCTTTGTACCAAGCAAATAAGCTAAAACAAAAAACAAAATATTATGACAAATCTACAAGTAGGACAAAAAATAACTTTCACGAATGAGATGGGTACTTTTACTAGAAAAATACACTCTGTTTATGTTTGTAAGTTTAACACTGAAATGATTAGATACAATACAAAAGGACAAGACGGCGGATATGGCTGTGATGGTTTTGGAGTAGAGCCTGAGCAAATAACAGAAGTGAACTAAAAAAAATAAAAAAACGGGGGTGTAAAAGCCCCCAAAATAAACCTTAATAATAAACCTTAAAAACCAAACATTATGAAAAAAGTAATTTTAACACTATCGATTATTGCAACATTATTTAGTTGCACAACAGAGGAAATAGCAACCACAGATACACAGGACGTAAGTTTTAATAGAATGCCTATCTTTGTAGGGGAGTATCTAAATAGTGAAACCTATATTAACGGAGAGCTTTCAGACACCTGTGATACAAATTGGAGCTTCACATCTACTTCAGTATTTGTTAAGAGAGTAGAGAGCTGTGACGAGAGCGCACAAGGTCAGACAATACCTTACACATTTGATGACACAATCTTATATATAGGACAGCCAACAAACGAAGGTATAATTTTAGTAGAATACCCTTACACAGAAGATGCAGGCGGGAACTTAACCTTAACACTATTGACAGGAGATTTTGAAGTAACTTATAAATTAACACGATAAATAACAGATATGAGTATAACATTAACTCTAGCTATTATAGGATTTGTATTCATTCTAGCTAAAATAACAGGAAACGACAAAATATAAATCAAAAAAAACTTGTGTAATCCAATAAAAAGTATTATATTTCCATAAACCCTTAAAATAAATAAATATGATTAAGAAATTAGTAACAATTCAAAACGAGTTAAAAGCTCCAAAATCGCAATACAACTCTTTCGGGAAGTATAACTACAGAAACGCAGAGGATATATTTGAAGCTGCAAAACCCTTAGCATTTAGCCAAGGACTATTCCTAAGCATCTCTGACGAGGTAATTGAAGTAGGTGGAGCATTGTTTGTCGAGTCTACAGCAAGTATCACAGACGGAGAGAATACGTTCTCAGTAAAAGCTCAAGCAGGTCTAGACTTAAACCGTAAAGGTATGGACAAGGCCCAAGCTTCAGGAGCATCTAGTTCTTATGCACGTAAGTACGCTCTAGGAGGTTTATTCTTATTAGATGACACCAAAGACGCTGATGCAACTAACACGCACGGCAAAGGCTCTAAAGCTGTAGCTAAGGCTCCTGTAGCTAAACCTCAATTAAAGATTAATTCAGAGGCATACTTAAAAGCTATACAAGCCGTGACTAACAAGCAAGTAACTATTGCACAAGTGAAGGCTAAGTATGACTTAGACACAACGGTACTAGGTAGTCTTTTAAAAGCGAGTAAATCGGAGTAAAAATAAACCTTAAATAAAGTGATTATGAAAAGAATTAAAAGAGCGTTTAAGTACGCAGGAATAGCGTTAGTAGGTAATATGATTGTACTGTCTGTTTTACCTATGGCTTACGGACTAGGTCACGTAGCAATGGGGTGGTCACAATTAAGTGATTGGAATCAGGCTCCTATGTTAGGATTCTTACTAGCACCATTTATGACACTGACAGGATTTTTTATAGGACTAATTAAAAACCACGACTAATGAAGCCAAGAACAAAAGAAATGCTTAACGGATTCCTTCTCTACGCAGGGCTATTCATAGTAGTAAAAATAATAATAATTTTAATCGTAATAAATATATAGATATGAGTAAATTTTGTAACAAAGTAAAATCGACAGTAAAAGAAAACATCGCATACATAGTAACAGCAATAATAATAATTTCAATAACATATTGTTCACTAACTTAAAGTAAAAATAAATTAAAAAAAGCTTGCATATATCAAATAAAAGTTGTATGTTTGCACAAAGATAATAAAATATGAGTCTAACGCAGTACAATAGAGAGTGGAGAGCTAAAAACAGAGATAAAGTCTTAGCAAGTAAACGAAAAGCATATCTCAAGGCTTCAGCAGGATATACTGTATATACTCATACGTCGAAGGACGGTAAACTTTATGTAGGAATGGGCAACGGTAAAAGACCTTATTCCTTCGCAAATAGAAAAACACACCATAAGGCAGTATTTACAAAAAAAGACACTATGGTAAGAGTACTAGCCAAGATGGAAACTAAAACAGAAGCGAGGGAACTAGAAGAGTTAATTATTCAAACCGTAGGACTACAAAATTTAATAAATATTTATAAATAAAACCTTAAAAATCAAAATTATGTCAACAATTATTTCAGTAGGAATCAACAAGGAAAAAATTCAATTTAATGCACAAGGATGGGCTAACGTAACTATCTTTGTAAACGATGACACTAACGCTTACGGGCAGAATGCATCAGCTGCTATGGAGCAGACTAAAGAGCAGAGAGAAGCTAAAGAGGCTAAGGCTTATATCGGAAACGGTAAAGTAGTTTGGACAGATGGTAACATACAAGCTGCAGAGCGCGTAGAACGTCAGACAGAGGCTTCTGAGCAGTCTTTATCAGGTAGAGAGACACCTGACTTACCATTCTAGTTAGAAGATTATTACGGGGGGTTTAAACGGCTCCCCTTTTTTATTCACTAACTTAAAAACCCTAAGATGTTAACAGATATTAAATTAATTAAAGAAAAGCTTTACGATGTAAAGTACGACAGAATACAACAGGGCTTAGGTTTAGATATAGAAGAGGTAGACCAATACTTAAGATATAAAAAAGGAGCTTTCAACATTTGCGTAGGACACGCCAACACAGGAAAGACTACAGTAATATTGTACTTACAAATGGCTTACTCTTTAAAGCACGACTTAAAATGGCTTATATTTAGCTCTGAGAATTCAGATTATAGTATAGCTAGAAAATTATTAGAATTTAAGACAGGTACACCAATACAGAAAATACCTGATGCACAGATTGAGACTGAAATGGAGTGGATTAATGACCACTTTAAAATAGTGAAAGTAGATAAGCTATATAGTGCCCGTAGCCTAATGGCAGAAGCTAAACAAATATTAGACGTTTGGCATTACGATGGTTTACTTATAGACCCTTACAACTCACTAATAAAAGACCCTCAATTATTACGTTCAGTTGGTGGCCACGAATACGATTATCAAGTAGCTTCTGAAATGCGATTATTTTGTAAAGAAAATGAAGTTACTATTTGGCTTAATGCTCACGCAGTTACTGAGGCCCTCAGACGTAAACATACAGCAGACCACGAGTTCGCAGGATTACCTCAACCTTGTGGAATGGCAGACGTAGAAGGCGGTGGTAAATGGGGTAACAGAGCCGATGATGTAATAAGTATTCACAGATACACACAACACCCTACACGTTGGATGGTTTCAGATATTCACGTTGTAAAGGTAAAGGAGACAGAGACGGGCGGCAGGCCAACAGGTATAGATACGCCTATAAGTTTAAGAATGCAAGCAGGTAACGTAGCCTTTACGGTAGCAGGTAGAGATGTTATAGACCACAGTAAAATAGCGAGTATGGAAGTACCTAATATTAACCCTGAAATAGCTTTTTAAAATGGACAACAAAAATAAAGCCTTAGAGATGTTAGCCGAGTACCACTCTGAGTATATTAAAATGGCTCGTGCTATTGCTAATAATAATAATGAAGTTTATAACTACGCCGAGGATTTTGTACAGGAGGCTTATTTAAGGCTTGCGAGATATGAAGATTTATTTGACAAGGTTGTAAACACTAAAGGCAAAGTATCTAAAGGATATATGTTTTTTGTACTACGCTCAATAATAGTCAATACTATAAAAAAGAAATCAAATCTAAAGTATAATTACCTAGGTAGCCAATACGATTTCGAGGAGAAATACAATTTTATAGATGAGGGAATTGACAGAGATAAAGTAGGCTTAGAGGCCATAGAGCAAAAGATGTATAGCATCGTAAAAGAAGGCTCAACGTGGTTTGACTATGAGTTATTTAGAACATACCTAGAGACAGGTAAAAGCTTTAGAACAATAGCAGAAGAGTCTAAGATAGGAATACGAACTATATACCTATCAATTAAGAGGTCTAAGCTACTTATAGCTGAGAAGCTGCACGAAGATTACCAAGATTTTTTAAATGAAGAGTACGACTTAATAAAATAAATAGCAAAAAGCTTGTGTATGTTAATTAAATTACATATATTTGCAGTATTAATAAAAACCCTATACAATGGAAAATCAAAATGACAGAGTATTTGAGTTAAACGCTGAAGGTTTTACCTCAGGCAAAATAGCTCAGAAGTTACGGATTAAAAAAGCTGTAGTACTAGAAATCTTAGGAGAAGCTAAAAACTCAGGACTAGGTGACATAGTGACAGAATTTACAGAAGTAACAGGAATTAAAAAAGTGGTAGAGGCATTAGTAGACGATTGTGGTTGTGCTGCTAGAGCTGAGAAGCTTAATAAGTTATTCCCTAATCGAAAGTTAAACAATCTAGAGACAGAGCAATTCGAGTTCTTACAGAGCTTCTTTGAGCCCAAGAGACCTAGTAGCGTTAACCCTGATACACAGAGAGAGCTTGTAGAGATTTATAATCACGTATTTAAGTCTAAGCGTAAGGTAACTAATTGTAGCCCTTGTTTAGTTAATTTAATAGATGACCTATCTAAGATATATGCAGGAGCTAAACAGTAACCAACTCAAGAAAAAACCTGTTAAGGAGCTGACCACTATAGCTGACCAACTAGCGACAAGGCTGCAGTGGTTTCACTCCACAGGAAAGGATAAGACAGACGCAGAGCAGTATAAGAGAATAGCTTCAGAGCTCTTACACGTAGCGAATTTAATCGAAGCAAAAGAAATAGAAAACCTTAAAAAACCTAAGATAAATTATGGGAACTAAAAAGAAAAAAGCAGATGTTAGACCAAGGCTACAGGGAGCTAAATTAGCCTCCTTTGAGTTCTTTAATAACAAAGAGTCTAGAGTATTAGTAATAGGTGATTTACACGCACCATTTGACCTAGATAGTTATTTCGACCATTGCGTAGAAGTATATGAGAGATACAATTGTAATAGAGTAGTATTCATTGGAGACGTTATTGATAATCACTTTTCATCGTACCACGAGACAGACGCTGACGGATTAGGTGGAGGTCAAGAGTTAGAATTAGCTGTTAAGAGGCTAGAGAGATACTACCACAGATGGCCCGATGCTCACGTTACTATAGGTAATCACGATAGAATCATTATGCGTAAGGCTCAAAGTAGTGGTGTACCTAAAGAGTGGGTTAAGGACTACAAAGAAGTGTTAAGGACTCCAAATTGGAAGTTTGTTACTGACGTAGAAATTGATGATGTTTTGTATATCCACGGAGAGGCAGGAACTGCAAAGACTAAAGCACGTTCAGATATGAGAAGCACCGTTCAGGGCCACTTACATACACAGGCATATACTGAGTATTTTGTAGGCGCTAACTCTAGAGTATTTGGATGCCAAGTGGGTTGTGGTATTGATGCTAAATCTTACGCTATGGCTTATATGAAAGTAGGTAAGAAACCTGCTATTGGATGTGCTGTAGTATTAGGTGGTAAGACAGCCGTTAACGAATTGATGGTACTATAATGCTAGAGTACTATAAGAGTTACACAGGCGTATGCGATGACAGCGCCTGTGATATGCTAGATAATCCACCATTCGGAAACCAAGACGTAGCTGCCCAAAGAAAAGCAACTCCTGTATTTTCAGGCGTACTTAAGTACTTCCCTAAAGCGATTAAAGAAGTATCTAAATGTTCACAAGCAGGCAATGACCAACACCATCCTAATACACCTTTACATTGGGATAGGGAGAAATCAAAGGACGAACTAGACGCATTAACTAGACACCTAATAGACCACAGCGTTAATCCTGTAGACACAGATGGTATACTACACTTAACCAAGGTAGCTTGGAGAGCCTTGGCAGCTTTAGAGAAGTACCTAGAAGGACAGGATATATAAACCATAAAATAAAAACTATGAAAAATGAATTAAATAAAGAAGAGAAGCTAATATCAGTAATTGTTCAACTAGCAATACTAGGTATAGTATCTTTTATGATTGTTGCCTATATGAATTGATTAATAAACCCTTGAGAATCAGGCCTTGCAGAAATGTAGGGCTTTTTTTTTGAAAATAATTAAAGAAAAGTTTTTTTTTAAGCAATAAAGGTTTGTATCTTTGTATCAAACAAAACAACTAAATATAATATGACAAAAGACGAGGAAACAATAATACTACTAAGACTAGAGATTAAAGAATTAAAGGCAGAATACCAAAGCTTAGCAGATTCATTTTACTTAAGCATAACGACAGACAGAACGCCTGAGAGAGCTACAGATATAATTAATGAGGCCAAAGCTCAGAAAACATTTAACACATCATTTGACAACCTTACAGAAGATAAGCAGACAGAGATTAAAAACCAATAACTATGAGATTAAGACAAGAGACAAATACAAAGATGCTAGAGGTTATTAGAGTAGCTGTAGAGACGGTTACTAATTGTGACGTAGTAATAAGAACAAGACAAAAAGATTTTGTACAAGCTAGGAGTATATTCTATAGATTCGCTAGAGACAATAAACAAACCCTACAAGTTATAGGTAAATTTCTAGAGAGAGGGCACGCAACGGTAATACATTCATTAAAGAACTTTGAGCACGAAGTTAAGTTTGACCCCGACTTCAGAAGCAAATACAACGCAGTAAAAGACATACTAGGTAACTTAGATGTCAAAGAGTGTGAGGATGCAACAGAGACGCTCCTAGACGCTTATGAGCTACGTAACACTAACCTAATAGAAGAGAACGCACAACTTAGGGCCAATGTATCTAGATTAATGACACAGGACACTATAGATAAGTTGTTAGTAGGAATACCCGAAGATAGAATACAATACTTTATAGACAATCAATTAAAATCCTTTGTAAATATAGAGCAGGCTATAATAAGAAGAGAAGCAGATAAGAGACAAGCAGATATAAAGGATAAGAGCGAATTTAAGAGGTTAGCTATGCACGAAGAGGGCGGCAAGACTACAGATGGTAAAAAATATTACTACGCAAGTATCTAGTAATCAGTGCAAAAGAAATTAATTTAAAAATAATTGCAAAAAAGTTTTTTTTAACTAGAAAGAGTCTGTATCTTTGTGCAGGCAATGACGCCAAAACAAAAAACAATATTATGAAAAACCTATTAATTACAACAGCTTTACTTATATCAGTTACTATGTCGGCTGTAGAAAAACAAAAAACATTTTTCGGTAACGAGTATAATACATCAGAGTTAGTTACTTTATCAACTGTAAGATTTCAAATCAATGTAGTAAAGGGTAGCCCTCTACATAAGACATACCTACAAGATAAGATTGCTTTCGCAATGTCAGTAGAACACACAATCAATACGAGTACAAATCCTAATATCAATTTTAAAACATTTTAATATGAGTAAAAGACAAAAAGTAAAAGTAAGAAGAGTACTTAGAAAAACTAAGGCTGTATTAAATAATTTATCAACAGGAGCAGGACACGCTTTAAGAAACTAAAAACTATGTTAAATAAAACAATCACATTACAACTATTGAGAAGCATCGCTTACGTAGATTACAGATACGGTAGAGTAACTCTAGGAGAACTAGACCAAGCTGAAACTAATTTAGCATTACACCTAAACAAAAACTAATTATGAACTTCTCAAGCATATACAACCAACTAGATACACAAGACGATTTTATTAACTGTGATAGATTCCTAGATATAGAAGCTGACCTTAACACGTCAATAGAAGAGCTAGACCTATACAATAACCAACTACAATAATATGAAAGTAACACTATTAAATCACGAAGTTGTTGACCTATCTGAGACATTAGATAATATGGTAGGAGACGAATATTACTACAAACACCTCAACCTAGACAGAGTATTAAGCTACTCTACTATGAAATGGCTACTTAAATCACCTAAGTGGTTTGCTCATATGAAGCGTAAGGGTATGACAGAGACTCAAGCCCTAAGAGATGGTAAGTTAGTACACACAGAGATACTAGAGCCTGAGAAGTACGGACAATTTACCTTTGTAGATACATCTAGTAAGAATACTACTAAGTGGAAACTAGCTAAAGAGCAGAATGGAACTGAGACTACTTACACGCTTAAAGAGAAGTATATGGCTTCTAGAATATCAGCTGCCTTCTTACAGAATGACGCTTGTGTATCATTTATGAAAGGAGCTAAAACAGAAGAGCCTGCTCTAGTAGAGATTGAAGGACTAGCTATAAGAGGTAAAGCCGATATCTTAAAAGTAGGTGAATATGTAGCAGACGTTAAAACTACTAATGATGGCCTAAAGGACGTAGAGCTTAAGAACGGACAGAGTGTAAATCAGTTTAAGTTTACTATCTCTAAATATGACTATGACCTACAGGCTTACTTATATACTCAGCTATACGATGTACCTGATTTCTATTGGCTAGTAATAGATAAGACTACAACAGATATAGGAGTGTTTAAAGCCTCTAAAGAAACCCTAGCAATGGGTAAGCTGAAACTAGACGCAGCTATAGGCATATACAAAGCCTTTTTTGTTGACGAACTGATTGATTTATCACAATACCATAAAGAAGGAACACTATGATGCTAGACAAAGAATTAGTAACTATAAACTATGAGGGTGCGCTTTATGCTTTAGGGATGAGCGTACCTGTAGATAGGGTAAGAGAAGTAGAACTAGAAGCTGCAGAAGATAATGACTTTAATGCAGCTGAAGGAATAAGACAGGCCATTGAGATGTGGGCCAACACAGAGAAGAACTTTAATTGTAAAGCAGTACCTACATATGATGACACCACCGACGATTGAATTCTTACAGAAGTGCTCAGACCAAAATGTTATATTAGATATCCTAATGAAGTGGGCAGATAAGTCAGACAATAAAGAGTTAGACTTAATGCAAGCAGCCTTTATGAGAGTATTCGTATATACTAATAATTTAGAGCTTAGAGATTATGGCTTTAATAGATTAATATCAGAAGCACGCTCAGACCGTAATAGAGCCGTTTTAAGAGCACGTAATGTAGAAAAGGCCCTAGAGGTTGCCGAAGCAAAAGTTAAGGACTTAGAGGCTAAATTAAAGATATTTGGAATATAAATAAAAGATAAAATTATGATAAACTTAATAAAAGGAGAATGCCTAGAACAAATGAAGTTAATACCTTCAGGCAGTGTAGATGCAATTATAACAGACCCACCCTATGGTACAACTGCTTGTAAGTGGGATAGCGTGATAAGCTTTGATTTGATGTGGAAACAGCTTAATAGAATTATAAAACCTAATGGTGCAATTGTATTGTTTGGTGCAGAGCCTTTTAGTAGTGCTTTACGAGTGAGTAATATTAAAAACTACAAATATGATTGGATATGGGAAAAGACAACAAAAACCAACCACCTAAACGCTAAAAAGCAACCTTTAAGAAGAAGTGAATTAATTAGTGTGTTCTACAATAAACAACCTACCTACAACCCGCAAGGATTAATAAAAACAGAAGTAAGTAATTTTAGACCAAATCATTTCAAATACAAAAAAGGAGATAAGGTTTATGGAGAACAAAAAGAACATAGCAATAAAAGTAATTTCACAAACTACCCCGATAATATTATAAAATGCAGTAATCCTAACAATAAGAGCTTACACCCAACACAAAAACCTGTAGCTTTAATGGAGTACCTAATAAAGACTTACACAAATGAAAATGAGACTGTTTTAGATTTTACTATGGGTAGTGGCTCTACAGGAGTAGCTGCAAAGAACTTAAACAGAAACTTCATAGGCATAGAACTAGATGACAACTACTTTAACATAGCAAAAGAGAGAATCAATGAGATTTGAAAGACAAAAAGACATAGATAGAGAGAGAGAGGCTGTAAGTGTATTAGCTGATAAATATGATTGGCATTTTCAAAAGCTAGGGCCTCACGATGTTGATTTTTACATAGAAGATGTAGGTTACTTAGAAGTAAAGGGCAGAAATAGGTTAATGCGTGATGCGTTCCCTTTGCCATTAGCAGAACGCAAGTATAATAAGTTAATAGAAAAACCTCTTAATAGTATAATCGTATGGAGTTGTTATGACGGGCTAATATACGCTGACCTAAGTAAGATTGTGTATGAGTCTAGAATAGGAGGGAGAACGCCTAGAAAGGGCTCTAGTAATGATATAGAAATGATGTACTTTGTGCCAAACCAACAGGAGCTAAGCTTCTTAGAGTTCAAATACAAACCTCAGTAGTGGTAACGCCTTGTTAATTAGGCTGTTTTTAAATAAAGGAGTAAAACCAAATGATTTCAAATGGCAGGTAAAAAAGGACGCTCAGGAGGCGCAAGGCCGAATAGTGGCAGGCCCTCTAATGGAGAAGTAATAAACATAAGACAAATCCTAGACGACAACATAGACGTTGACGTAGTGATTCAAAAACTACTAGAACGTATTGAGTCAGGAGACCAAAGAGCAATAGAGCTATTCCTAAAGTACAGAGCAGGATTACCTAAGCAAGAGATTGATATACACACCACAGGAGAAGTAGACCACAATATAACGTTGAAGGGTCTTATCTCATTTGACGAAGATTAATGATTAAATTAAGCCCTAAATATAAGCCCTTATTCCTTAATGACTCACGCTACTATATAGTAACAGGAGGACGTGGCTCAAGTAAGTCTTTTAGTATATCTACTATGATACTATTGCTTACTTATGAGAAGGGCCATAATGTGCTCTTTACTCGTTATACGATGACCTCAGCGAGTACATCTATTATACCTGAGATGACAGAGAAGATTGATATGCTAGGATTAGGTGATAACTTCTTAGTTAACAAGACAGACATTACTAATAAGGTTACAGGCAATAAGATATACTTCAGGGGGCTAAAGACAGGGAGTGGAAATCAGACAGCTGCGCTTAAGTCTTTGAATGGTATAACCACATGGATATTAGACGAAGCAGAAGAGATGCCCGACCCTTTACTATTCGATAAGATTGATTTATCTGTGAGGTCTAAGGATGCACAGAATAGGGTTATAATGGTTATGAATCCTGCCACTAAAGCTCATTGGATATACAAAAGATTCTTTGAGAGTAGAGACCTACAAGGAGGAGAGAATACTACATTAGAAGATACTACATATATACATACTTCATATAAGGACAATGAGAAGCATTTAGATAGCACATTCTTAGCTAACGTCAATAGGATGAAAGAGGAAAGACCTGAGGAGTATAAAGCTCAGATTCTTGGAGGATGGCGTTCTGTCGCGGAAGGGGTTATTTTTAGCAATTGGGAGGTAAGAGACTTCAATCCTAATGGAGACTTCTATGGCATAGGAATGGACTTTGGTTTTAGTAAAGACCCCACAGGAGCCTGTCTTATATCTATTAATAAGAAATCTAAAGAGATATACATTAAAGAGATAGTATACGCTCAAGGATTAACTACATCTGATATAGCTGCTAGGTTATTGAAGCAAGGTAGAGATAC